AAGGTTGTCCAAACAACAATTCCATTTCATGCCTAAGAACGGGCACTTGTGTTTTACTATCATACAAACCCATAAGAACTCTTGAAATGGATCCTTCCATACGATCGATCTGATCTTGCTGTTTCTGTATTGTTTTACCGTTCTCTTTTTCTTTCATTTGTAGATCAGACACCATGTGAGACAAAATTGCAATGTCTTTAGTGTTTTCATCTCCTTGCTGAGTGGTAGGCATTATATTTTCATCTATTTTACAATTGCCAGTTGGTTCATTGTCCATCAATAAATTTACATGATGGTTCAACACTTTTGATTGAGTCTCTTGATTGAACAGTCCACCAAGCAATTGATATACAACCTCTTGTATCTTGTGCTGTTTCTTTTTTTCTTGTGCCACCACTTTCTTCAATTCTGCCAAGTCGTCGGCATCTTTTTTCAATTCTTCCAAGTTGTCGGCATCTTGTTGTTGTGCCTGTGCCTGTGCCTGTTTCTTCGCGTCCAGTTTCGCTTCCACGTCCAAAATGAAAGCGTAAGCGGTCGCACACATCATCACAAAAATCCCAACCACCGTCGGGTTTAACATCGTCACAAAGGTAAACATATCCATTTCAACTTTCAAAGTTCGTTCGTTTTCTCGTTCGTTTGTTTGTTTGTAATGTGCTTATTGCTTCCTCTTGGAAAAGCATTTCAATTTTTTATTGGTTACTATAAAAACCAACACGTTGTATCCAAACCCACGTTGATCTCAATATCCATTCAACTTCTTCATTTCCTACAACCTCGGGACAATTCTCCATTTCTTTTATTTTTTTCATGAGAAATTCACGTGTGTTTTTGGAAGAAGATGAAACATAAGATTCACCTTCATCTGACCCTAATAAATCATTAAATTGTATAATATTTTTTAATTTTAATTCTGAATTGTCAATACTATAAATAGTATTGCTGATTTCCCGACTAAAGTTGGTCTTGTCGTTATTCATTTTATTCGTTCGTTTGATGTGTTTATTTGCTTCTCTTGGAAAAGTATTTCAATTTTGTTTATTTTATAAAATTGGTTGTAATTTTATAAAACTACATATAGCATAGGTCAATGCTATCTCGGTCCCATTCCGGTTCGAACGGAAGGCCTTTCGGTTAACAGCCGAACGCTCTGCCAACTGAGCTATAGGACCACATTAACTATAGGTCAATTCTCTTTAAGTTGTTTTATAATATATATTAATAAAGATTTGCAAAAAAAGGTCCTTTTCTGTCTCATACGAAAAAACGGGATTTGGACATTTATAAATGTCCAAAACGGGGAAATCGATTGGCGACCCAAAACAGAAAAAATGTGAAAAAGTGGTTTTAAAGCATAATGCTCTCATTTTCGAAATTTCTTAAAAAGTTTGTGAGCATATTATTTTTATTATTTTCAAATTAAAAGGGTTTAGCAACTTTTTATGTTAACGTATATAAAGCAACTATGTTAACAGAATGTTGCCCAAAAGTTGCTCCAAAATATTCGTGCGAAATGTGTGATTATTTTACTAGCAAGAAAAGTAGTTTTGATAAACATCTAACCACACGCAAACACATTAAGTTAACAAATGTTAACATTGAGTTAACAGAAAATAATGCCTTACAAATATGTAGCACGTGTACTAAAGAATACAAGTCAAGAGTTGGATTATGGAAGCATAATAAAACATGTGTTAAAAATGATGACACGGAAATTTACCAAGACGATACCCCCAGCGAAAATATGATTGTGCCAAAATACGAACACGACATCAATCAACTCACCTGTTTAGTAATTGAAGTAGTGAAAAACAACAGTGAGTTTCAAAAACAGATGCTAGACATGTGTAAGAATTTACAGGCAAACGTTAATATGAATAATTGTAACAATAATAATACCACCAACAACTTTAATCTGCAAGTCTTTTTGAACGAGTATTGTAAAGATGCGATGAACATCAGTGAATTTGTAGACTCTTTCGATTTACAAATATCTGATTTGGAAAATGTGGGTCGTGTAGGTTATATTGAAGGGATGTCCAATATAATCATCAACAAAATCAAGGATATGGATGTGAACAAACGCCCCATCCATTGTAGTGATTTAAAAAGGGAAGTCATTTATATTAAAGACGACGATGTATGGGAGCGAGAAGATGCAAATAATAGCAAATTTAGAAAGGTGATTAAAAAGGTGGCGGGAAAAAATATTGGTATGCTAACGGATTGGCAAGAGAAGTATCCGGAATGTTTAGATATAGACTCGGAATACAATGACATTTATATGAAACTGATGCAGGCGGCAATAGGACCTAATGACACCGAAGGTAGTGAAGTAAAGATAATGAAGAAGGTGCTAAAACATATTGTTATTGATAAGAAGATGATTCTATAAGGGGAACCTTGGTCTGTTTCACTTGCCCCTTGGACCCCTCCTTTAAGGGGAACCCAGGTTCCCCTAGGACCCCTCCTTAAATAGAACCAGGTTCCCATTTTCCTTGAACCACAATCGTGCCTTATCAGCAATTGCTTTACTGACATCTTCCGGAATAAGTTTATTTTCAGTTAGTGTCATTGATTCTTCTTTAAAAATATCATTGGTGACCCATGTTATAAATTTCTTGGTTTGTTTCACATCAGGTTTTTCACCATAAATAGTAAACACTTGTTCTATTCCTTGTCTAAAACGATTTTCAGTCGCCGCATACTTAACAAATTCATCAATAGATGCTATTTTTTCAGTGTCAACCGATGCCAATGTAGTCACCTTAGACGATGAATGTTCATCACCCTTTACCTTAAACCTGCCATATGTTTTGGACGACCATACCACACCTTCACCAATACCACTTACTCCAAAATATTTACCCACCGGGCATTCCTTTTCTACCTGGTTAGTGATTTCCACCAATTTATTTTGGGATGCTTTAGGATTGTTAAAATCAATCGTTATTTCATACACTGGAAAAGTGTAGACATTCCATATAAAATGTTCTGGTGAATAAAACAATTCAATTGCATCTCTGCCCAACCAGGTTGGATCGCGTTCGTCCTCTATTATTTTAACCGCAAATACCATCAATCGTCGTTGTAACTTATCCACCGCCACATTTTTTTGAATACCTTTTCCAAACCATTCCCCAAATGCCACCACGGGTTTATCTGGACTCAGACGGGATAACACACTAATTAAATACTCTTTATTGTTCACAACAAATGTATTAAATCCACAATTATCACTTTTTTCGCTTAAAACATGGTTGCGGGATTGTGCCCATAATGTATTACTGACCGGATTATACCCAATACCAGCATTAGTTCCATGCACTTTTACAGTGCCTATAAATTCTTCAATGGGTAAAGATTTTGTTTTATCGTATATAGGTTTGCCACTTTCATCAAAACCACTAAATTGTGCTGTAGCAGTCGTTGCGTAAATAGTATCTTTAAATCCAGCAATGGAAGGAAACGGATAAAACTTTTCCATGGTATGTATAATTATAAAAAAATATATTTATACCCTTTACGATATATAATGTTTACATCGTTTTTCTTAAAAGATTCAAGCGAAGCTTTTTGCCCAAACTTTTCTCAAAAGTGTTTGCAAAGTCCAAACGTCTTCCTATGAAACGGACTACTACCATGCTCCCGAATACCTGCCATGTGTTTCGCCGTTCCATAGCCTTTATTACTCAGCAAATCATAGTTGTCGTTCAAATAGGGGTGTTCTTTACATAATTCTTCTATATAGGTATCCCGTGACACTTTTGCCAAGATGGAGGCGGCAGCAATTGCCGAGTATTTATTATCACCACCTTCAATACATACATGGCGCACTTGCACAATACCCACGTCGTCATCATAGAGCATGAGTGGTTTAAAATCATTGCCATCAATCAAAAGAGTATATTTAGTATACTCTTGAGAGAGCACCCCTTTTATTGATTTATGCATAGAATTATGGGTAGCATTTCGAATATTATGTTGATCTATTTCCGTTTCAGTTGAATAGGAGACACTCCATGCCAAGGCATGTTTTTTAATATAGTCCGCTGCTTCCCTAATTTTTTTATCAGAGTGAAATTTCTTGCTGTCTTTCATTAAACTATGATCAAAACTATTATCTTTAGGTAATATGACTGCAGCAGTATAAACACGTCCCATCATCGGTCCTCGTCCTGCTTCATCCACACCAATTTCTATACTATCATCTGTAGTGTAACATTTATCAAGCACATTTACAATGCGCTTGGTTCTTGGTTTTTTTATTGGTACTTCTGGCGCTTGTGGTACTGCTAACGATTGTGCATAATCATCAATGATTAATAATTTATTCATTTTATATATATTAACTCTACACTTAGCAATAATAAATAAAATCAATTTATTAAATAATTAAATAATTAAATAAAATAATTAATTTCTGTTTATAAATTATAATAATGAAATTAGGTTTTAAATTAACGGGATTAAATATAATTATGATTTTATTAGGTGCTTTAATTTTATTCGCTACTTTCAGACCTATTATGGAAGGATTTGATGATACTACGAATGTGGTTGTAAAAGATGATAATAGTAATAAAGATTTAAGTCCAGAAAGTCAAATGCATTATATGTTGAATGCATTAACGGATCAAGCAGAAACATTAATGTATGGACGTCCTTATACTGAAGGAGCACCAGCAGGTGGAGCACCAGTAGGAGCAGTAGCAGCATCGGGTGCAGTAGCGGCATCAGCACCGACAGTAACCGGCGCAACGCCAACAGTAACCGGAGGAGGACCTACAGTAGCAGGAGCACCACCAATATTAACCAGTGCACCGCCAACATTAACCGGCGCACCACCTACTAGTTTTATGCAATTACTTTCTGATAAAACTAGCAATTTATTTAATAATGGCAACAGCAACCAAGCATCCTATATTGGACCGGCAGGAGATACTGTTATAGTAGATAATCCACGGCAACCCATGCCTCAGGAACCCACACAGCAACCTCAACCCACACAACCCATGGGTATACCCAAATCCCAAATACCCAATGGCAGTGAGGACATGTATATTTTAAAATCACAAGTGGTCCCACCGGTTTGTCCAGCGTGCCCTTCTATGTCGGCATGCCCACGACCGGCACCGTATCCTCCTTGCCCACCCTGTGCGCGTTGCCCGGAACCATCTTTCGATTGTAAAAAAATACCCAACTATCGAAATGGTAGCGAAAATACCTATTTACCGCGCCCGGTTTTAGCGGATTTTAGTCAGTTTGGTATGTAAGCGAAGCAACCTTCATGGTAAGCGAAGCAACCTTCATGGTAAGCGAAGCAACCTTCATAAGAAACCTTCATAAGCAACCTTCACAATATGTAGAAAAAACAATATAAATATAATTACCATTATATTTATAGTGTAATGAGTGACCAAACACAAGCAGACAAAAACAAGTTTGATAATTTGAAAAAAAAACTAGAAGATCAAGCAACAGTTGAAGTTACAAAACTGTGGTCCAAAAACACAGTAACTTTAGATAATTTGAGTAAAATAATGGAAGCAGGACATAAAGAATTTACAGAAAAAACAGGTCGCCAGATGACCTATAGCGAAATGAGAGAAATGTATGGTTAATCATTATAGTTGATAATTAATTCAGGTTCTTGTAAATAATCCGTATAATTAATACTATATTTATTTGTATCCATTTTAAATTGTTCAAATACTAATGCCGATACTAATTTATTTTTGTTATGTAAAAAATAAGACACTAATGCATTATTTTCATTTATAAATCTTCCGTATTTCATCAACATATCTTGTTCTTTAATTTCATCTTCATTTGTAGATAATGTAGTCATATGGTCGTATTTTAAGATGTAATTATCTTCTGGTTTATCTAACTTATAACAATCCTTTGCTATACATCTCATTTGTGTTGTAGGAAACCAATAATCTTTAATAGTTATATCATACCTCGACGTACCTGTTGACTTGTAAAATCCTAAATGAATAGGAATTTCGCAATTATTTATGGTAATAGATTTAACATAAATAATTGGACGTTCATTAATAACAAATACCAAATGACATTTTATACTAGTACTTGCTTTGTCCTTCAAACTGTCAAAAATAGTTTTAAACGTCATTTCTGTAGTTTCTGTAGATAAAGTCATGTATCTTAACATGGATAAAATAGTTGATCTACGAAAATCCATTTCAGGATTTCTTTTAGGTATGATAACTGTCAATGAAGGGGGTGACTTTGGCATTATATTGATATAGTTAGGTTAACTAACTTTATATATGTTTTCTATATACTAAACATCGCGTGTTTCTATATACTAAACATCATGTGTTTTTATATACTAAGCATCACGTGTTTTTATATACTACGCATCACGTGTTTTTATACACTTTTTATCAATTTGTAGAGTTTTACATTTTTCTTCCTGTGGCACAATTTTAATAATACACTTGGATTTTTTTCCATAGAGTGGTTCAGTGCACCCTTTTTCCTTTTTATTTTTATGTTTTAATGTTTTCTTAATGTTAAATACTTTGGGTTTTTCATCCGTGCAACGCGAACGAAAATGCTCATAACGTTCCCGCACATCACAATAAGAAAGACCCGAATTTTTCCCCAACATTTTATTTACTGTTTCGTGTAATTTATAAATATATCTGGAAAAACTATCACGATCTTTCATATTCGCCATTGTTAACGGACTCGACTTTAAATTATTTGTTAGATTTTGCCTACAATATTTACATGGCAATATATGGCGTAGACTTAAAACAAACTCTTTATAGTTTTTTTTATCTTCCTCAGTCGGTTTTACCGGATAATTAAACGACATGATATGGAGAAAATGCCACATACTTGGTCCCCATACTGCTGTTAACATTCCATCTCCACTATAATAATCCTTTTTTTTAAAAACACGTTTGGTTTTATTTTTAATATCCATACTTTACTATACTATAAGTAGAAATAATAATACTACAAAATAATAATATATTATATAAAACGAAATAATGTCTAATTTTCATAGTTATTCTCACAATACCAAATCAATCTATATCATCATTAGTATTGCTCTTTTACTAATAATTATTACTACTATCGCACCTATTGGATTAAGTATGACTAAAACAGTTATCGGCAAACTACTTGCTTTAGCACTTCTTGGTTACGCTTTATATAAAAATTGCTTGGAAACAAATAATTTAGTTAAAGGTTTTCCCGAATTATTTAGTGATCCAACTTTGTCAGGTATTAGAAACAACGCACTGCTCAGTTATACATTATGTGTTACCATGTTAGTTTTATTTTTATATGTGTTTAAGGGTTTTATCTATTAGAGACCTAATTCTATCCATTTCATTTACACCCACTTCATTTGCATTTGCACCCATTTCATTTGCATTTGTGCCCATTTCATTTGCATTTGTATCCATTTCATTTACACCCACTTCATTTGCATTTGTGCCCATTTCATTTGCATTTGTGCCCATTTCATTTGCATTTGTGCCCATTTCATTTGCATTTGTGCCCATTCTATTTGCCTTTACTTTAGCAGTCCCTTTAACTTTCATTATAGATGTATAATACGCAGTATCAGTAGTAAACTGATTACGTCGAAGTTCAATATACATTCCCTCTGTATTTTTAAACAACATTATCAGTTATATAGTATCTCATTAAATTATCTTTATTATATTATTCGTTTAATAATAAATGAATAATTATTCTACTATAATATATATATAACATAGAAATGGATATGATTAGAAAAAATATGTTATCCGTTGTTTCAAATAGATATTATATGATGGTTTTTATTATAACTCTTTTTTTTATCGCTGCTGCCTTGTATACTTACCGGCGGTATGTAAGTAAAAAAATAAATCCGTCCTATGTTGCTAACAATGAATTTATACAAGAATCCAAAAAAACAGACGTAGTAGACTTGTATTACTTCTATACTACCTGGTGCCCTCATTGTAAAAAATCGATGCCGGTTTGGCAGGCATTTAAAACCGATATTGGCGATAATAAATTCAATGGTTATCGCATTAACTTTTTAGAGATAGATTGTGATAAAGATAAGGCAACTGCTGACAAGTTTAATGTGCAAGGTTACCCGACAATCAAGTTGGTGAAAGGGAACCAAATAATTGAATTTGATGCGAAACCAAGCAAAGACACGTTAACAGAATTTTTGAATAGTTCCTTGTAAAAAGGGGTAAACCTTCATTTACGCCTTTTCTCATCTAAAAATTTCCATTTTTAGATGAATATTATATAACATTATATAATATATAATATTATATATTACAGAATTGATGAGGTTGATATATATAAATTTAATAGTTTAACAATATATAAAATAAATATATGAAAGTTTTAATTACTGGAGTAACTGGACAAGATGGAAGCAATATAGTAAGGTTTTTGTTAAAAAATACAAATCATCAACTATATGGAACAGTGAGAAGATTGTCGGTTAATAACCATGAAAATATACATGATATAAAAGATGATAGATTTAAGATTATATTGCTTGATTTATTAGACAGTGAATCTATACGAAATGTTGTAAAGACAATTATGCCTGACTACATTATAAACTTTGCTGCACAAAGTTTTGTAGGAGTTTCCTGGGAAACACCTATACATACATTTAGCACAAATACATTATCTGTTATGTATTTTTTAGAGTCCATTAAAGAATATTGCCCCAAATGTAGATTTTATTCAGCAGGGTCTAGTGAAGAGTTTGGTGATATTATTTATAGTCCACAAGATATTAATCATCCTTTAAGACCACGAAGTCCATATGGTGCAAGTAAATGCGCGGCAAGACATATTGTAAAGGTTTATAGAGATAGTTATAATCTATTTGCTATCCATTGTATTCTTTTTAACCATGAAGGAGTTAGAAGAGGTAAAGAATTTGTAACCAGAAAAATAACATCAAATATAGCAAGAATTAAGAAAGAATTAGAAAATGGGGAACCGGTAGTTCCTTTTCAGTTAGGTAATATAAACACCAAACGTGATTGGAGTGACTCTGATGATTTTGTTGAAGCAGTATGGATTATGTTAAATATGGATACCCCCCGAGAATATGTGTTAAGTTCAAATGAAACACATTCGGTAAAAGAATTTATTGAGATTGCATGTGAGTTCGCTGGGTTGGATTTTAAATGGCACGAAACAGATAATGAAATGGAAACTAAATTATTGGTTAATGATAAAGTCGTTATGGAGATTTCAGAAAAATATTATAGACCGGCAGAAGTAGATTTACTTTATGGCGATTCAATTGAAACGAGAAAATTGATAAATTGGCAACCCAAAGTTACTTTCCGACAACTCGTTAAAAAAATGGTTGAGAATGATATTAAGTTGTTGGAATGATATATTTTCATATTATATTTTCATATTATATTGTTATAATATAATTATATAGATAATATAATAAATAGTAAACAATATATATATATTATATTAAATGATTATTTTAATACCTTTAGGTGGATTAGGAATTAGATTTAAAAATATGGGATATAAAGAACCAAAGGCGTTGATTCAAGTATTTGGAAAACCTATATTATATTATTTACTGGATAATTTGAATTTAAAAAATATTGATTTTATTTATATACCTTATAATAAAGAATATTCTCACTTTAGATTTGAAGATAAACTAATTAAAGATTATCCAAATATTCAATTTAAATTTTTAGAGATAAATAAAAATACGGATGGAGCAGCAGAAACTATCAATATAGCATTAAAAAAAATTAAACACCCAGATTGTCCTATTTTGTGTTTAGATGGAGATAATTTTTATTCCACAGATATTATTCAATTATGGATATGAAATCCATTTAACTTTCACGTTTACTTATTATAAAATAAATATAAATCTGTATCAATGCCTGAATATATTAATTTGTCTAAAATTTTAAAAGCGTAGTTAGGAAGTTTAATATCGCTAACCCCACCTATTAATAATAAATTTAGTTTATTATTATCTATATCCAGTTTTTTTTTGTAGTATTGAATTTCATTAGCAGTTAATTTATTAAATATATTAAAATTAAAATTAGGATATTCTATTACATATATATTGTTTATATTATAATTATTTTTAATTATATTCTTTAATAAGTCATTATGAACAATAATTTTATTATCTGGATTATTTAATATATCATGAAAACATAAATATTTATAATCAATACTTTTCATTTCTCTTAGTTTAAATGGATGTATGGTTTCTAAAGATTTGGGCACCCATTTATTCCATTGGTACAATTCAAATAAAGTTTCATCATGAATTAAAAAAGTTCCCCCATAATTTTTCCCATAAATAATCATTTTATTATGGAAATCACTATTTCCAATTACCCAAATAATGTGATCATAATTATTTTTATTTTTATGTATTTCATCTATTTTATAAAAATTTAAATTCTTCGGTTGTTTATACATTTCTATTATTTCACAATCAGAATAGACATCAATATTATCGAAATAACAAGATAATTCTTTTATTGTTGTATAAGAAAAATCACTTATACCTGAATTATCATTTCCATACGGTGTAATAAAACATATATTGCTTTTATTGGTTAGATTTAAACATTTAATTAGTTTAACTGGATATTCTAACAATCTTTTTGATAATTCATTATTTACGCCTGGTTTGTAAGCTTTTATATTTTTGATATCTTTGATTATTTTTTCTACTATACTATTTATATCAGTTTCTGAGTATCCTCTGAAATCATTTTCGGACATGATTGAGTTCCAATCTTGTTGTTTATTTATATTCGCCAAGATAACATTTTCATAATTAGGAGACATTACATTAGTATATAAATCTTGGGTTGTAATAATATAATTATTTAAAAAACAAGAATCGGTTACACAACCACTAGTGCCTCCTCCATTTGATAATCTTACTTGTATATTTATATCAACTAAATTTAAAATTAAACTATATATATCATGATTAAGATTTATAGAAAAATTCTTAACATTATTTTTATTTTTACAATAATTTAAAAATCTGTTATATACAGGATGAATATCCGGAGTAACACGTATATTATCTAAATTATTAATAATATATTTACTGGATATTTCATTTAATAACGAATCATTATTTATATTATAACATCTATTAAATATAATTTTATGATTACATTGATAATTATCTAAGTTATTACTCAAATATTCCATTTTATCTATAATATCATTAATATTATTTGGATCACACAATAAAATCTCAGTTGGAGATATATCCCCAAGCTCTTTGGTTGAACTAATATTTGATGTTAAAACCGGTGTACCTAAATAAATAGATTCCATTACACAATACCCAAAACCTTCATATAAACTTAAAAATAGTGTAAAATCGGCATTTTTGATTAAATATTTATAATCATTATCTGGAACATAACCTGTAAATATAATATTTTGGTGATGTTCAATAGGTACATTTGCTAATAATTCATATTTATAAGTTTCTGGACAATTATACATAAGTACTAGTTGGTAATTTTCATTATTCCATTTTATAAAACTATTAATAGTTTTATCGTTATTTTTTCGAAAATCCGCACCAAGTGGTGCTATAATATATTTTTTTGTTATATTATACTTTTCATAAATATTAATATTTTCTATATCTATTTTTAAAAAATTATTAGAAAGTTCAGGATAGATAACTATCATTTTATCTAAATTAAAACCAAAATAACTATATAAATCATTTTTAGTTGATTTAGAATTACAAATATATATATCAAAATGATTTTTAATTATTTCGAAATATTCATAATAGTCAGATTCAGGTTTATAAATATCTTTAAAAATATGTGGTATGATATCATGTAATATTATGATTTTTTTTAAATGATTTGTATATGATATTTTCTTTAATAGATTAAAAATTTTTCCCTCAAATATATCTTTATTATTTCTTAACGGTGGTGGATGAGTAAATATTACATTATGACATTTTTCGTTATAGATACTTGTTATATTTTCACATTTTTTTTTAATTTTGTGTGTAAAAGCACCCACCCCCCTATGATTATAATTGGGATTATCAAATACTATCTCACAAAAATATGTATTTAAATTAAATATACTATTATAAAACTCATTCCCATATTCTTCATTCGTTTTAAATTTAACATTTACTATACTTTTTTGTGCAATTATTAAATAATCTTTTTCACAAAACTTTTTCATTTCTTTGAATATACAATTAACATCATTACAATCTATTACGAAAACACATGGTTGATTAATATCGTTCGCAATTTCTAAAGTTGAACTAGCATTATGACAAATAACTGGTTTTCCATAAATTAATGATTCATAAATAGGTATTCCATATCCTTCTCTTAATGAAGGATATACGGAAAATAAACTATTTTGAAATAAATATTTTTTTTCTTCAACGGATACAAAGGATTTATATTCAATATTATTATCAGTATCAAATTTATTCTCCCAACCATGACCAAATATAATAAGTTTTAAATTCAGTTTAATATTATGTAATAACTTAAAAGCCTCTATTAAGTTTTTGTAATTTTTATGTTCTGATTTTGATATATTAGATATAATAATATTACCCTCTTCATACTCTTTTATACAAATTTTGTCTAATGTATTTATAATACCTAATTTTATAGGAATAATATTTTGTATAGAATTTAAATTCAAACGTTGTTTATGGTATCTATAAGTTTTATCACTATAATATGAAATTGGAATAATAGTATCAGCAAGAGATATAGTTGTTATATATTCATTAAACCATAATTCCCTATTATTCTTATCTAATTCTGTATGATAATATATTGTGTCATCGTAATAAATATGCATGACTTTATAATTTCTATCTTTTCCTGTTTGAAAAATTGCATTAAACAATTTATATTGATCAGGAAATAATATTTCTGGTATGATCAACATATTTCTTTCATTTTTGATTTTATTGTAAATTGATGATAATTTTTCGTAATTATATCCATCATTATAATGATTTACACCTCCATATTTAACAAATATTTGTAATTCATTATCATTTATTACTTCATAATGATTAATTACTTCATTATATTTCATTAGAATAACTTTTTTCTTTTTATTTAATTCATAACTAAGGTCTCTCACTACTTTTTGTATTCCGGTATTATAGTCCTGACTACATGTTAAATGGACAAAATATAATATATAATCATCATAATTGAAGTGGACATTATCTTCCTTTGTACCATTATGTAACAAGTGATTATTTGTATGATGTAAATCTACTTCTGATATTTGTTTATTTTTTTTTTCAACAATAGTTCCAGTATGTTCATGTCCCCATCCTGTAGTTGAATCTACTCTTTGAATATACAAATAATACTCTTCAAACCAAGTTTTAAATGTATCAGGATAGTTGTGGTGGTTGTTATTTATTATACATTCTTTATCAGAATAATTACATGTTAATAAAATTTTTTTAATATTTGTTAAAC